ATAGAGTTTTACGACAAGCAGCTTGTTAAGCGAGCCGAGAAGTTGTTCTCGAAGCTTGGCGGCAAGGTCAGCATCGGCGAGCTTGAGGTCAAGCCGGAAGGCTCTGACGACTACAATTACTCTTCTCCAAGCAAGAAGTACGCGAGGCAGGCTCTTGCGGACGGAGCCGAGGTGGATGTCTACCTCGATGACGAAGGCTCGTTCAGTTTCATCGGAACCGCAAAAGACTCTGATGAGCTTAATAGCCTGACGGCTGAATACGGCGATTACGCCGAATTTGAATTTCAAGTCTCCTTCCCGGAGGCCATGGAAACTAAGCGCGACTTCATCTTCTTGGATATTCCGAACTCCCTGAAAGACGCTGCTGTCTACAAGGGCTTCCCGCTGTTCATGAATCAGCGGAACTCAGCTATTGCGTCTGCTGTTAATAGCGGCGCATTCGGCAGCATCGGTCACGCAGTTGACTCCATGCAGACGATTATCAATTCGTCTCTCGAGCAGGCAAGGCCGACTAGCATCTACAACGGTGCGGATGAAACGCTGCGCGACACGCTTACGCGCAGGTTCGTCAACTCGTTCTACCGGCTTGAGCGTTTCCAGAAGGAGATGGCCAAGAGCATCGGTCTGGAGCGAATCTCCGATGAGATGGATGCGGCAGGGCAGATCGAGCGGTTCAGCGGTCAGGTGACCGAAGATGAGCGTCAGATTCAGCGCAAGTATCTTGAGCCGATGATGAAGTACGTCTTCGACAAGAAGCTCGACTACAACATGGTGAATCTGTTTGCGTATGCGCGTCACGCCCCGGAGCGTAATGCTGACATCGCAAGAAAGAATGCCGCTCGTTACGACGAGCTTCGCCAGAAGCTTCTCGACAAGTACGACGGCGACCTCAGCAGGGCAACCCTTGCCGAAAGCAAGGATCTTGAGCGTTACCTGACTATGAAGGAGCGGTTCGCCGATCGCGGCTCTGGCATGTCCGATAAGGACGCCGCCGAAATCATGAATCGCTTCCGCGACGAGGGCAAGTACGACCAGTACAACGCTGCGATGAGCTATGTTGATGACCTCGTCAAGTCAACGCAGCAGAAGATGGTTGCCGCTGGCCTCATCGAGGAGGAGGTCGTCGGCACTTGGAATGACAAGTTCTCGTCATACGTCCCGCTCAGTGGTTGGGCTATCGACGAATTCGATTCGCCGCAGAACAGCCCGATGCGCGTTGGTCGCGGTTTCTCGATTGGCGGAAAGGAATCCCTTGCCGCACTCGGACGCCAGACCATGGCGTTCCCGCCTGTCACCAATGCAATCAAGCAGGCTTACGAAAAGACCATCCGCGCAAGGAAGGTCGAGGTTGGTCGTCGGTTCCTGAATCTTGTTCGCACCTTCAAGGACGACACGCTTTGGGAAATCATCGACAAGGACAACCCGATCTTCAACCGCTATATGGATGCCAAGAAGGACGCGGTGCTGCTACGTCGGCAGACCACTCGCGGCCCGGGCGAGGACTTCTTTGAGGTCAAGGAGAACGGCCAGACCGTCCTCATCGACATCAAGGACGACAAGCTTCGTCGCGCAATGCTCAACCTTGGCGCTGCCGACATGGGCGATGTCGTAAACGGCATTCAGAATACGTTTGGCCGCGTGACTTCGTTCCTCTCGGGAATGACCACCCGCTGGAATCCGGCATGGTCTGTGATCAACGTGCCTCGCGACTTCATGGCTGGCATGATCAACCTTGTTGCCGAGGCAGATCTGCAAGACGGACTCATCAAGGGGGCTGGCAAAGTCAACGGAAAGACCGTTACTCAGGCGGCCATCTCTGATTACGTCAGCCTCAAGTACCACAAGGCACTCAGCCGATACCTTGAGAACAAGGCTGGCAATACCGCCGAGGACAACTTCGTCAAGGAGTTCTTCGAGGACGGTGGCGCTACAGGCTACGTTCGCAACTTGGATGCCCGAGAGCTGCACCGCGATCTTCAGTCGAGCATTGACCTGCTCGGCGAGTCCGCCGGGATTGAAGGGGTTGCTGCAACGACTCGCATCAAGCGCGGCCTCAATGGCGTCAAGAATGCAATCGAGCATTTCAACGACATGACCGAAAACGCAGTTCGCGTTGTCGCCTACGTCAATGCTCGCAAGGCTGGCGTGACTAGAGATAGGTCGGCTCTTCTCGCCAAGAACGTGACGGTGAACTTCAACCGTCGTGGCGAAGCTGGGCCGCTAATGAACTCGCTGTACATGTTCTGGCAGGCGAGCATCAACGGCAACCTTCAGTTCTTCCGCACGATGTCATCGGCTGAGGCGCGTAAGGTTATGTACTACGCCGCTGGCGCAGCAGCCGCTGTAACCATGTTCAGCATCGCTTCTAGCGACGAGGAAGAGAACGGCAAGACGGAGTGGGAAAACCTTCCTGACTACGTCAAGGAGACTGGCCTTCCCATAAAGATCCCGGGAATGCCGATGCTCGTTATCCCGCTGCCTTATGGCTACAGCATCCTGACGTATGCCGCCATCAAGGCGACTGAGACGCTTTCTGGAATCGAAAGCGCAGGCGGGTTTGCGTCGAAGGTGCTTGGCAAAATCGTGAACGACGTGATGCCGCTTCGCCTTCCGGGCGGGGACAAGGCTGGGCTTGATCTTGAGGCGACGGGAGTCGTTAAGGCCATCACCCCCACGGCGGTTCGCCCCTTGGTTGACTTGGCCATCAACACGGACTTTGCCGGGAATCCTATCTACAAGGAGAACCCGGAGTTCGCGAAGGTCAAGATGCCGGACTCCGCGCTGCATCGTCGTGGCACTACGGACGCAGCGATTGCGTTCACAAACCTGATGAACAAGGCGACTGGCGGTACCTCGTATCAGCCGGGGCTGATTGATATCAATCCCGACTCAGTCGAGTACCTGATTGGTGAAGTATTCGGCGGCGCAGGCCGCACCCTGATGCAAGCCTATGGCGTTGCGGAGAAGACCGCCACCGGGAAGGATATCGAGATTCGTCAGATTCCAATCCTGAACAAGGTCGTGAAGACAACTACTTGGACGATGAATCCCGGAGACTTCTACGACCGCATCGACTCGGTCTATCGCACTGAGGCGGAGGCCAAGACGCTGCGCGGCTCTGAGCGTGGTGACTTCTTAGATGAGAATAAGGTCGATTACCGCGCATTGCCGCTGGCGAAGTCGGCGCAGTCCCGGCTACGCAAGCTGTATGAGCAAAGAAAGAATATACAAAATTCAACACTCAGCGAGTCCGATAAGGAAGAGCGTATCGAAAGGGTAGAGCTTGAGATACAGAAGGTGTACGACACCTTCAACTCAGGCTATCAGAGAATTTTGGACAGAGAGGGCTAGTCGAACTCGCCGTCCAGAAGATGCAGCTTGAACACCTCGATAAGGAAAAGGATTTTCGCCTTATCGGTGGTGTTCGCGCTGCACGTTATCTGAGCATCTGTGTCCATCGACAGGATTAGGAGTTCTCTCTTCCCCTCGTAACCCTTGTGAGCGTCTAGGATTTCGTCATCTGACGGATAGATCGATACGACCTTGCTGCCCTTTGCCATCGAAGAACACCTCATCCACAATGCTGGCCTTGACTCTAAGGTGGTCTATGTCTGGCTGGACATATTGAGCCGCCATACTCGGCGTTGCCCAGCCGCCTAACGTCATCAGCGTCTTCAAGTCTGACCGCTTACCGACCTCGGTAGCCCACCCTCTCCTAGCAGAGTGTACGCCATAGCCGTCGAGTCCCGCAGCCTTAACGGCGCGTCTCCAAGTGTCAGAATACATGCGCTTATACGGCTCACCCCGTTCATTCACAAAGACAAACTCTGGGTGCGGGGTCGTGTTGCGGACGAAAAGGAGTATCCGCATGGCGGACGCGGAAAGCGGGATGGTCAGTTCCTTCCTAGCCTTCATGCTCGACGCCTCGATGCGAATGCACCGGGAGTCGAAGTCCACGTTTGCCCACTTGAGTCGGCAGATGTTTATGCCGCGCAAGCCGGTCGCTATCGCAAACTCGATAGCCCTACCCAGAGATGGCGGCAACTCTTCAATAAGCTGCTTGGCTTGGTCTGGCCGCAGTACTGGCCGACTCGGAGCTTCCTCCGGCAGCGGGTCAACCTTTGGTATGCGGTCAATCCATTCCCTCTCTAGGGCAAATGAGAAGACTTGCATCAGTTTCTTGGTCGCGTCGTTGACCGACGACGACTTCATGGTCGAGCGAGACTTGACGATATCCCTCGCCCGGGTGACCTGTGCCTTTCCGATAGACCTGATTGGGTGTCCGGAAAAGAACTTCCCGTAAACCTCGATGGCCCACTTGATTTTGTATCTGGACTTCTCCGCTATCGGGGCGGAGTTCTTGTATTGCCAGAAGGCTTCGACTGCCTGATCCCAAGTTAGGTCTTGGTTACCAAAGACTGAATGTTCCATTTTAGGTCTCCATTGAATTCCAACAACGCTTCGGGTCTGACCAGCTCGCCCTGCGAGGCTGCGTAAGACTTCTTCGGCCCAACATTCTTTAGCCTATCAGGCTTCAGTAGCTCGACCGCCGACATCCATCCTGCAATTCTATACTCCGGCATCTGGCCGATGACAAGAACGAAGATGTCCACTTCCATCTTTTTCCACGGAACGGCCAGAAGCATACCGTTCTCTCGCCACGTAGACTTCACATCTACGGTGTGGCCGGATGGCAGTATGCAGTCCACCGCCTTCCTCTCCCCGACATCTAGGTCAGGGTAAATATTCATCGCCTTGCAGAAGGCTATCTCTGCGGCAGCGCCTTCTCTGTCTATCTTGTCGTCAGCGATGTCGCTGACCTTCATGTTGCGCAGACCGTCCTGCCTCGAACGCTGATGCCTAGCCTTGCCTATGTAGGTGGCTAGTTTCTGCTCCGCAAGATTTAACTGCACAAACATTACGCAAGAACGTCATCTATTCTGGCAAGCAAAGATCTAGCCTGTGGGCTTCTATTGGCCCCTATGAGGGGTCTAGCGGCAAGCAATAGCCAGTTGACATGCACAATCTCTTGGCTTGCCTGAAGGAGCAGGTCGCGTTCCCGCTCACTAAGTTCTGGGTTTTCCGCCGCAAGGCGGATGTCGTCTATAACTGCCATATGCTTTCATTGTGTGCCTGTTGAGCCGAACCCTCCGGCCCCCCTGACTGTATCAGAAAGCTGCTGTCCGGCAACTAGCACAAGGTCGGGGATTCGAATGACCATCAACTGGGCAATTCGCATCCCTTTAGTGACGGCAAAGTCACGAGCCTTATTGACATTGTGAAGAATCACGCCTATGTCGCCTCGGTAGTCCGAGTCGATAAGCCCGGGGCTATTCAGTACGGTTACACCGTTCTTCGCGGCAAGCCCAGACCTAGGGAGAATCAAGCCAGCGAACCCGGGCGGTATCTCAACCGATGTCCCGGTCGAGATTACTCGCCATTCCCCCGGGGGGATGATTACCGGAAAGTCTTCCGGTGAGTTAGCGATCAAATCGTACGCAGCGGCTCCAGATGTTCCCTGATGCGGCCTGTTCCCTAAGAACTTAACGTAGACGTCGCTGTCAATCATCATCCCTTGTTTTCCTAAGAGCGTTTTCCCTGACAATCTTTATCTCCTTCGGAGCGTCGAAGCCGAAGTAGATGATGGGTTCTTCTGTAGAACCCCACATCACATGCTTGACGCTGAGGACTCGAATCGTCGTCTCCTCAAGCTTGACGTACGGACTTTGCGGGGAGAACTGAACAAGCCTCCAGTCCGTCTTGTCCCATACGTCCGCGTAAACTCTGGGCCGATCAAAGCTATCGATTACCGAAGTAGCCTTGATCGCCCAGTCGCACGAACCGACGAGGTCATCTGGACTAATGTTGCGTCCAATATAAACCACATCGTTCAGTCGTCGGTTCAGTACAAGCATAATTAAAACGGATCGTCTTCGAAGTCTGGCTGTGCGGCAGGAGCTTGCCGACCCTTGGGTGAACCCTTCTCATCCGGCTTATACGGATCAGAGATCATGCCGGAGAAGTTAGGAGCCTTCTCATTTTCGCTCTGGTTAACCCAGAGGGCAATAGAGATTTTCTCCCCAGCCTTGATTGCACGATGCGCCGTGAAGTGACCGCGAACGTAGGGCTGCTTGCCGCCACGCTCATACTTGTCGTTCTTCCACAGGGCAACCTTACCGTCTTCCTTATACTGGCTCATTCCAGAATCTCCACTTGATATGCAACAGTCGCCTTCTTTCGGTAGGAGTCGAGAGTGCGACCTTTACTCTCCAACAACTCATTCAGGTTCAGTTCCTCAAAGACAGCCTTGTAGTCAACTGAACCCTTACGCTCGATACGGGATATCTTAACAGCACCGTTTGTGCATGAGCCATGCTCAGTGCCAACCTTCTGCTTGAGTTCATCGAACTCCTTGCGAATCGGAGCGGATGCCTCGTCAAGTTTCTTGAGTTGGGCAGCGAGGGTGGCCAAACGGAGCATGGAATCGTTCGCGATGAAGGCGACCTTGTTCTCGCTGTCAAGGAACGGCTTGCACAGTTCCTCATCAGCGACGATGCGAAGGTAGTCTTCGTGGAACGCTTTCAACTTCGGAAGGACTGACTCAATCCACTTCGGGTCTCGCTCAAGACGCTCGACATGTGCGTTGTCATCGCTCATCCAGCACACGAAGTCGCACCACTGCGTCCCGGTAACCTCCATCACTAGGCGGCACTGGGCTTCGTAGTACGGCTTGTCCTTTAATGTATATACATTTTTTGCGTAGTACGGCGTCTTGACCTCGATGCACCCATCGAAGCCAACGAGTCCGTCAGGGGATGCCCCTAAGAACGGAATGTCGTTGTGAGTAATGAAGCCAACCTCATCGACCATGTAGCCTCGATTGACCTCGAGGTAGCGCCGACCGTAAGCCTCATGCTCCTGCCCGTGCTTGGTTGCGGCGTTGCCCTTGAACTCGCGTTCAGCACCCTTGGCCTCACGCACCATCTCGCGCATCACATCGGATGGGCTTTGATGCGGGTTAAGTCCGAGGATTGTGCCGACTCGCGAGCCGGTAATCTTGCCGATACGCTCGGCAAGCCATGCCTCTGTTCCCTGCTTATTTGCCATCGAACTTCTCCGCAAGCGTCTTAGCCGTGTCGGTCATCTTTTCCTTCCACTCACCCCAAACGCCACGATTTTCGGCGGCCTTGCTGATTCCAGCGAAACGGCGACGAAGGTCGTCTTTGCTCTTCGCTTCTGATAGATAGGCGAGGGAAGACTCAAGGGAGAAACCTGTGTCCTTTTTGTCTTCCTGAACTGCTGGGGCTGGCGCAGTCTCGCCTGTGAAAATGTAGTGGCCGAGACCGAAGAGGGCGATGTTCTTGACGAGGCATCGCATCTTGGTGTCGTTGATGTCGCGTGAGTCCGGCTCCTTGACGGCGTTGTTCCGGTTGTCCATGACGGGCAACCAGCAGCGGCGCGTTACGCCGGAGACCGTGAGTACGCAGCGTACTTCGCAAGATCCGTCTGCGAAGAACCAAACTTCTGAGCCTTCGCTGTTACGCTCAAAGTAAAAGTCTGAGTCAGGGTAGTGATCCATGAGCTTCGCCCATGCCCACGCCCAAGGCAGGTACGTAAGACCAACCTTCTTCTCTACGAAAGGGGTGACATCGATCTGGCTAAGGGTTTGCCAGATTTCTTTGGCAGTAGTTGCATCCAATACTGGATTGCCGCTAAAGCGAACTGTCGGTTGCGTTGAGATCGCAAAATTTGTTATGTCCATAGATCCTCCATAAGCTCCAATCGAGCAGATGGGGAAAGACTAATCCCGATTCAGGACTGTGTCAACACCCCCTTGACACGCTGGGTGTCCTAGAGACTAGAATCGCCTTCCACGTTTGAGGATGGAGCAAATGGAAAAAAGATACTTCGATGGGGTATTCATCCCTAGCGGTCTATGGGTTAGCCAAGACCTGACTTGGATGGAGAAGATTCTTCTGGCGGAAATTAGATCCCGCCAAACCGGCGACTGGTTCTCGGTCGGCAACGGCGACCTTGCGGAATCCCTCGGCGTTTCGCCGCCCAGCATCTCTGCCTATCTCGCTCGCCTGTATTCCAAAGGATACATCGAGGTGAAGAAGGGGGGCGAGGCTCGCCTAGTTCGTGTAACTCGCGAGTGCAATATCCTTTGGTATGCCCTTCAGAATCCTGAAGGGGGGGTTCAGAATCCTGAAGGGGTCGATTCCCTTTCAGAACAAGCACTTGACTCGGATTTGTTCGCGGATGCTTTACATAATCCGGGCTTCCGTGAAAGTAAAAAAGAAAGAACCAAAGAAAAAAGTATTAGTAGTAATAAGAATATATCTAATATAGATATATATAAGAGCAAGAACCGTGCCAGCGTAACACTAGAAGAAGTGGTTGCGGAGTACCACGGCATCCTGCCTGACCTTCCTCGGTGTATCGCCTTGACGGAGAAGCGACGGACTATGCTCCGCGCTAGATGCAGGGAGACGATTAGCCTTGACGGGCGTACTCAAGATCCGGGTACCCTTGAGTTCTGGCAGAAGTTCTTTCGCTTCGTAGGCGAGTCGCCATTCCTCACGGGAAAGACCATGCCATCTCAGGGCAGAAAGCGATTCATCGCTGACATCGACTTCCTGCTTTCGCCGCAGGGCTTTGGACGAATCATCGACGGGAAGTATCACCGTGAGTAACTTGTCACCTGTCGCCGCAGAACAGGCTTTCCTCGGCGCAATGATGTTGGAGCCTTCGCTTTTAAGCGAATCAATTCTTAGCCCGGAAGACTTCTCCGCTCCGGCGCATCAGTATTTGTTCGAGACAATGCAAGGTTTGTTCAAGGCCGGGAGGGATGCGTCCACGATCGGGCTTCTCGATGCGATTCCCAGAACTTCGGAGGAACGCTACCTTGTCGGAGACATCGTCTCTAACACGGTCGGCGCAGCGAACTGGAAGTCGTATGAGGCGGCCATCAGAGAAGCGAAGATTCTTAGGGGATTGTCGGAATCCGCTGACCAAATCATACCAATCCTTCAGAGCAAGTCTCCCCTTGCCGAAAAGGTTGATGAGATTCAGCGCATGTTCAGCATCAATCATGCGACTGAGCGGTCTGTCCAATCGAGCAAAGACCTAATCTCAGGCCTTATTGATTACATGGAGAAGGCCGGGGCATCAAAGGATGGGATGCTCGGTGTGCCAACGGGTTTCAAAGACCTCGACTCGCGCTTCCGTGGCTTCAGGCCGGGAGACTTGGTTATCGTTGCCGGTCGGCCATCGATGGGCAAGACGACATTTGCTCTTAATATTGCCCTCAACTCTGCGATATCTGGCAAGAAGGTCATGATCTTCACGCTTGAGATGTCTTCTCAGCAGGTCATGCAGAAGCTGCTTGCCGCGCAGGGTCACATCCCTGTCAGCAGCATCATCGACGGCTCCGCCTTCGACGCCTACGGAAACCGCGTTTCCAAGGCTCTAGGCCAACTCAGCGAAGCGTCCATCTTCATTGATGAGACACCGGCAATCACGGTTCAGCAGCTTTCCTCGAAGGCTAGAAGGGCGAAGCCCGACATGATACTTGTCGATTACATCGGCCTGATGACTGGCGGTGGCGGCAATAGGGTTGAGGAGATGGGAAGGATTTCCAGCGGATTGAAGTCGCTTGCCAGAGAACTTGGAATCCCCGTTGTCGCCCTGTCTCAACTTAACCGTGGCGTCGAGCATCGAGAGGATAAGCGTCCTATGATGTCCGACCTTAGAGATTCCGGCTCCGTTGAGCAGGATGCGGATATAATCATGATGCTCTACCGCGAGGACTACTACGACCCCATCAGCCCTGCTCAAGGGTATGTTGAAGTCCTCACAAGAAAGCATAGAATGGGTGAGGTTGGAACGGACTTTCTGCTATTCGCGAATCGCGAATCGCGGTTTGCCGATGCGGACACGAAGCCGCAAAGGGCATGGGAACAGAAGACAAAGGAGGCGCGGCATCTGCCGTTCTAGTATGGATCAAGAGAATTTCGCACAGCGCATCCGCGATCTGAAGCAACAGATGATGGATGCCGAAATCGCAGTCGCCCAGTCCGAGGCGAATCTAAAAAAGCTTTACGCCATGAAGAAGGTCGAGGCAGCAGCCTCCGGCCTCAAGGCTGATAACGCGCAGCAAACCTACGCAGACGCTGACGATGAAGTCTTTGCCGCCCGACTTGAGGTCGGCAAGCAAAAGGCTTTTCTTGCGGCAGCCAAGGTCGAGGCCAGGGCGAGGGACGTTGAGTTTGAAACTTGGCGTACCGAACAAGCAAATGTTCGCCGAGAGAGGAGCAGGTACGGATGACACTTAGAGGCAGGCGGCCCTCAAAAGCCGAGCATGAATGGCTCGACGAGGTTTCAAGTTTAGGCTGTATTGTTTGCAGGATTCATCACAATGTCTGGTCACCGGCAGAAATTCATCATCTCGAAGGCAAGACAAAAAAGTTTGCTCACTTCAAGATCATCCCTCTCTGCCCGACACATCACCGAGGAGGCATTGACACAGATTTTGCAGCTAGTCGTCACCCGTATAAAGCATCGTTTGAAAAACGGTATGGAACCGAAGAGGAGTTATTGAATGAAGTCTGTAACCGAGTCGGGAAAGATTCAGGTTGGTGGGAATCACTACAAGAATCTGAAGATTCAACCGACTAAGTACTGCATCGCGAACCGAATCCCGTTCGCCGATGGCAACGTAATCAAGTACATCAGCCGACACCCGTACAAGAACAAGGAGCAGGACGTACTCAAGGCGCTGCACTACTGTCTTCTCATCCTTGAGAACGAATATAGAATCACGCCACCGATGGCATGGAGTTACTTGAATGGCGATAAACAGCAGGGCGAAAGGGGCGGCAGCCGAAAGAGAAGTGGCCGCTCTAGTGTTCGACGAACTCGGGGTAAGGCTCCAGAGAAACCTAGAGCAGTACAGGTCAGACGAGCAAGGTGATCTGAACGGCTTGGATGGCTGGACTATCGAGGTCAAGCACTATGCCAAAGCGATAGACTACAAGCCGGAGTGGTGGCGTCAGGTAACTGCCGCCGCCATCAGTAATTCAGAGGAGCCAGCACTGGTCTGGCGCGGCAACCGTCAAGCATGGAGGGTGACAGTTAGGTTAGCGGCGATCAACTCTGACATAGCGTTTGATCTGGCCGACGAACCTGTAACGCTGTCTTTCAAAGCATGGTCAAGCCTCGTAAGAGAAAGCCTCAAGCCATCGCGCCATACGTCTCAGACTTTCCAGTCCTCAAGTGGGCAGATCGATGCGGTAAGCATCTCCATCACGAAGAGCGAGTAGCGTGGCTAAACGAGAATGTTCCAGAGTTCCTGCATGAGCAGACTCTTGCGATTTCTTACTACACGCTTTGGAAGGTGATTCACGACCTGCCATCAAAGGCAGAACGTCGAGCGGCAATAGACGAGATACCCGACCCTATGTACAGGAGGATGGTCGAGAACTTCATATTGCATTGGTGGAACAAAGTACATAAGATGTAAAGCTGAAAGCGATTTGCTTTCGAAGGAGATAACAATGGCTATGATGAAGAAGAGCAAGGCCGCGAAGAAGCCGGTCAAGAAGGCCGCCGCGAAGCCGATGGCCAGCAAGCCGATGCGTTCTGGCGTTGCCGTTAAGAAGGGCAAGTAATCGTTCGATTACAGAAGAGGGGGCGGTAATACCGCCCCTCTCTTTTAGTCTTCCCAAGTAATCTTTCCGCCGAATCGCCTAGCGTCGTTCTCTATTCGGCGCCTCTTGGCTGAGAGAGACTGGTCTCCAGTCCAGATAAGCCACCACCACTTCGAGACCTTGGCTTTGAACTCCCTCCAGCTCTTGGACTGGAGTTCGTATTCCGTATCTCTGATTTCCTGCATGGTGTACAGGGGCTTCACGGAAGCCCATTCGTCTTTCGGTTTTGTCGCCGAAATGTATTTGTATTCGCGACCCATTCCGTCTGCTGTTTCGACGAGATAGCAGATCGGCTCTTTACTTTCGTCTTTTCGTTTCACGCTTTATCTCCTTCATTGCCCTCTCCATCGGCTCGTAATCCTCCGGCAGACCGCAGTACCGCATCAGGGTCAGGCAAGCCTCCCTCACCTCCATTGCATTCTCTACGTCCACCGAGAGAAAGACGTCCAAGATTTGGTCTTTTACGATGTCCTCTACCTGCTCGGGAAAAACTTTTACGACGTACAAGGTACCTCGACTCGGAACTCCCGAACAGTAAGACGTCGAGGCTGCCCTCTCTTTTAGCTTCTTCCGCTTCATCTATGCATCTCCCTAATGTCCTCACCCACCAGTCAACGTCGGTCATCGACCTAAACTCTTCCTGAGTCATGCCCCTTCTGCGTGACTTCTTGTTGCAGAGCGAGCATAAGATTCCCTTGCCTGCCGATGGCAGGCTACAGGCTTCGCACCTTTTGCCGTACATCCTATCTGTCATTTGAACTTGGACATGTCTCTGTAGTAGTACTCACAGTCTTCGTTCCAGTTATAGAACGGAGCGATCGTGAAATACGCTTGCCATTCTTCGTTTGGCTTCGCCGTAAACCTGTAGCAGGTATCCCTGCGAGGACAAACATTTCCTTCGTGTTCGCCCGAACACTTTGTTATATCAGCCATCATTATTCTCCGCGAACTTGAACCACTCGCAAATCTGGTTCATGACTTCATGCCGTATTACTTCGATGATCCGATCTTCGCCCGGATCTTTTTCGTACTTAAACGCACGTCGAACACCGATGGCTATGCCGTCATCAACGGCCATCTGTATTACCTTGTATGTGTCTGGGGTCATTTGCGTAGCCTAGAGTTAGTGAACTCTTTCTCGATGCGGATATACCTGTCATGTCTTTTGATGCCGCGATGCGCGGCACTCAGTATTACGGACAGGGGGACTCGCCACTTCTTGGCTATCATCGTGTAGGTTGGTTTCGTCATGCGTCCAAGTAACGCTTTCCTGCTCTTGACCCTGAGCAGGACTTTGTACTGACGTATCGAGATGCTTATGTGGAAAGGCATGTTTGCTCCATCGAAATCCGTTTGCCTACGCAGTCACCAATAATCCACGCCGCCCCTCTTCGCCGCCCACTCTGGCGGAGGAACCCTGCGCCACTCGTAATCCCTAGCCGCCCTGAGTCTTCGAATAAAAAGAATAAAGTCCATGATCATTGGTTTCTCCCAAGTTGCATCTTCAGGTATGCCAAAGTCCTATCAGGCATACGCCTCCATCTCTTGCTTTCCCTATTCACCCGCCAGCTCTTGACCGTGTCGTAACTGGTCATGGACAGGCGCATGACATCCTCAATCTTCAACTGCATCGAGGCCATCATCGACTTGAGTTCTTCGTTGGTGTCTGTCTTCTTCCCAGACCACTCTTGCGAGATGGCCTTCTTTGGAACCGCCGCAAGGGCGGAGACTACTTGCTCTTTTGTGACTGACATTACGAGTACTCGACGTTAGCGGAGCCATCCATGATTTCTACCCAAGCAGAAACCTTGTGGATAGGCGAAGGGTCACCGTCTGGGTTGTAGACAATCCGGCAAACCAATTCGCCGGATGTGTCCAATACCCTGACCTCGTTGACGTACATCAACTTCTTTCCTTTCAGGACAGAAATGACGGGCTGACGAATCTCAGCCCGTGCATTCCCCTTGTCTTTGACAAGGTGTGACATATAGACAACAGTCACCAGAGAATCTTCCTCGCCCAGTAGTTGGCCGAGAACTTGTCGTCCTTCGTCAACTTTCCTGACTTGTCACGGATGCCGCCGGAACGGGCAAGGTAGTTCTTGCGTCGCTCCTCGCTGCCGTGCTTGGTGTAGTCGCTCATGCCGCGCAACCCGAAGCGAACGAGTTTGACATCGTCGCCCTTCTTGGCGAGAACCATCTTCTTTTGCTTCGCCCCGGCAGGGGCATCGACAGGCTTGTTGAAACCGGGGAACTTATGTCCCCGGTAAACAATCTTGCCGCCTTCACGCTTGACGTCACTCGCCTTCACTTGCGCTTGCCCTTCTTCTTCGGAACACCGGCCTTCGACAGGGCGATGGCGACCGCTTGCTTCTGCGCCTTGGCCTTGCTCTTCGGGCGAGAAGTTCCGA